GATTTTTATATTTTAGTACATCATCTTCAAATATAGAACGAGAAACAAAAAAGTTTAAATTAAAATTTTCATCGTAGGATGGTACAACTATTCTACCAGAATAATTACCGTTTGGACAATAACCTATATTGTATCTTAAAATATCAGTTCTACTAATCCACCTAGACTTTAAATAATCTAATGCCTGTTTCATTTGCATCTTTATTTGTATATCTTTAGTGATAGGATATTCATATAATTTTATAAATTCATTAGGTAATTTTATCAATTCATCTTTTTTACTATCATTGGAATTTAGATATAAATTTTTTCTTTTAACAATCTTATAAAGAGTATCCATATAAGATTTTTCAATTTTTAATTTTTTGAATAAAGAAATAATATCTCTACCTTTAGCATTACTAACCCAACAGTGCCAAAAGTTTTGACCATTATTATTTACACTCAAATCTATTTCTAGTTTTGGTTTGTAATGATTAATAAATGGCGAGAAAAAAGAATAATTGTTGCCAGATGTTCTTCTACCCTTACCGAGAACTTTTTCTATAACATTTAGTAAATCGTAGTTTATCATAACCGCACTTTATGGAAATTAATATATTGTCACAAATTTAGTAAATATTTATGACAATTACAAGCATTCTTTAAATGGTTATTTAAAAATCTTTAGGACACCCAACTACATAATAATTTGTTGTTATTTCTTCACCAATTTCTATATCTCTACTGGCAAATGTTTCACAACAAGTTACACTGTCATCACAGTTTGGATTATCTGAATGATTTGTGAATCTATCATTATCTAAGGAACATCTCCAAATTCCGTCTCTAATGTATCCGTATGTATGTATAAAATCTTTTTGAATTTTACTTAGTTTTTCAAATTCATCTTCTGTAAATGAAATACTGAATGCGTCTTCTTGAAAAATCATAGTACCTTTAGGTATAAATTCGTCAGCAAATAATCCAAGACCAGCACCTTCTATATTACTTTGTTTTACTATTGTTTTAACCATTAACATTATATGCACTCCATTAACCATTCATTCGGTATAGTCTTCTTTGTCCATTTCCAACCTTTTTTATCACAGTATTGTGCATAGGTTGTTTTGCTACCCTTGTATAATTTTGCATTTGGATTTTGAAATACAAAACGAATATCCATGTGTGGATATTGTTCAAATATCAAATCCATTTTTTTTCTATCTTCTTTTACCCATCTACCTTTTGTTTCAACATACATTTTACCGCCAGTAATTTTATTAAGAACAAAATCAGGTGTGTAGGTGTGTTTAGTTTCTGGTTGGATATAGTTTATCTTTTCGATTTCATAACCGAATGATTTGTTGGATTCTGTTAGTAGGTCATTAATACTGTCTTCCAACCCACTACGAAATCCATGTTTTATTGCAACTTCATTTCTTTTCATTACATATCAAATCTAATAATTATATTCATGTCTACATCATTTCTTTTTTCTAACGGATTTGCCAATTTAGCAATTGCAACCAAATCATTCGTTGAATTATACAAACCAATCGTTGTTATGAATGGTCTAAAAAATGAAGATGTTACATAATTTTCTAATTGATCATTTTGTGAAAATCTGTCAGTTCTAACCGAAGAGTTTTGTGTAAAATTAAATTCGTTTTTTCTAATCTTACATATTACTTCATATTGATAAAAAGTTGTTGTTCCTCTAAATTTTCCAGAAAATCCGTTTGTTATACCATCAAAATCATAATTTCCCGTTGAACCCAAAAAAGCATTTGCATATTTTGGTCTTGGATCAGAAACAACAAGGAATCCGTTTCCATAGAATACATTGCCAACTCTTGATGTTTGGTATGCATAACCAACTTCTGTGGTATTTTGATAAAGATATGGAACTTTTGCACTTGGGACCGCTTTATTAAAAATCCTAATTTCATCTAATGAGCCTGAAAATTCTCGTCCTGATACACCGTTTCCTGCAATATAAAATTTATTATCATTTGCAGTATCCTTTATATTTCCATGTTCTACTGATGAATTTAATGTACCATCTATCCATATTTGATAATAACTTGAACTCCTTTGACACAATACATGATGCCATACACTACTCGATAAAGCAGTTGAAGAAACACTTGCAGTTACATAATTTGAACATTGTTCAAATGTTATAGAGTTTGGTGTAGCTGCACTCTGATTATTCAGATAAATGTTAAATGGATAATTTGGATATGATTTTTGTATTTCTTGTTTTTCATGTTCCAATGTTGTTTCGTTGATAACATATACATCTTTAATTGTATTTTTATTAAAAATATAATTTCTGGTATCATTTGCGTCTTTTTGTTGAGGTGGAACTTTTATCCAAAAACTAAAACCAAAATCTTCATTATTTGTAAAATTAAAATTATTACCCTCTTCAACTTGTAAATATGTGGCATCAAATGTTGCACAAACTCCAGTAGATTGTGAAGTATCGGTTGTTGGTATTCCACTTTCGTATCTTATTTTTTTAGAATTTTTTATAGATACATTGTTATATTTTGAAGACATATCTAAAACATAGTCTAACTTATTATTCTTCATTTGATATTCACGATATTTTTCGTTAAATCCAAGATATAATAATACACTATCATCTTCCATGAAATTCGTTTCATCGAAAGATGTATCTGTTAGATTACCATTTCCGTCATCTATAATGGTGTAATTAAATTTTGATGATGTATTAATGTTAGTCAATGATACACTTTTTTTCTTTATACCCTCACCAAATACACCAACTGGAATCACAAATAAGGATGCCGATTCACCTAAGTATGTTATTTGATTATAATCAGTCAACATAGTTGGGTATTTTTCTTTTTTATATTCTGTATAAAAATTATGGTCCAAATAATACCAAAGTATTTTTGGATCCAAACTTTGAGTGGTGAATATTCTCTCATACATTGAGGATGAAACATTTGCAACATTACCAAAATATTTATGATTTTCTGGATAAAATGCTCGATATACATTTATTCCAAAATTTTTATAATGTTCATACTCACTTGCTTCAGTTTTAAATTCCCAAAGTTTATTAACCTGAAATGGACGAATTGTATAATCTCCGTCTTTTAGTGGTTTGTGAGTTAAACTCAAACTATTTCCAATTTGAAATGGCATATTAATTTAACCTAAGTCTTACTTGTAATATATGTTCTTCATTTGATTTTTTCAAAACAGGTTTTGGTAATTTACCAACTGCTATTAATTCCAAATCATCATTATACAAACCAACTGTTGTTATGTATGATCTTGGAGTATCTATAAAATGTTTATGTTTTAATTGAGCATAACTTCCAGACAAATATGTGTAGTTATTACTATAATTAAATTCACCTTCATTTATTCTACAAAAATAAGTTTGTGTTTTAACTTCTTCCGAAGACCTTGCATACCAAGAACCAGTTACAGTTCTATTTAGTGTTGTATTACACGATGCACTTATTGTTGTGAAAAACTTTTCTATATTGTCACCGTCAATAGATGCAGTTACGGTATTTAGAGAACAAGATTGATCCAAAACAACACCATCCAATATAATAATGCCTTTTCTCGGAAATATTATACCCCAAGCATCATCAGTTGATTCTCCGTGTATTCCATCGTTTAATGATCCAGATACAAGATAATAATATTCTTTTATATCGTTATTTAGTGTTACAATATCCGATACATCACCGGAATCATCTATTAATGAATACATAACACTCGAACTAACATTGGGATAAAAACTACTTCCTGTATTGTATAGTTGGTTTGAACTCGAAGATAGTGGTGCTAAATGTATTTGAATATTTCCTGGATCAATTAGTTCTGGATATAATTCCGTATTGAAATTTATGGCATAAAAGTAATCACCATTCTTTCCATTTTTAAATGGAATTTTTCCAGTTGTTTTATCAAAATATTCTATTAAATAATTTTTGTATACAAACTTTGCAGGATAAGTGACAGTATGTTGGTCTGCCTGATATTTTGAACCTGAACCGTTAATATGGCCGTATGTTATATCAAATTCAAATTTGGAAGTTTGACTGCCTTCAGGCGCAGATAAAACTCTCAAGTAATAATGTGATAAACTATTTGTTGAACTTGTATG